GGCCAGGGTATGTATACCATGACCAGGCACATCAGACCGAAGAGACCGGCTACTTTGGACAGCATCACGTAAGTGAGTGTATCCAGAGAGCAGTGTCTCAACGAGCTGATTCGAGACGCGATCACTAGCTTCACTGAGATCCAGAGAAGCCAGAGAACCATCAAGAGATCCCTTTTGTGCCAAGCGCTGATTAGGAGTTTGGTCGGTAAAACCGACGAAGCTCCCCGAGGTCTTATCGGCCTCGAGCTCTCGGACAAGGGCCTCCGCAACGGCCTGCTGTGCATATTGCATGCACGTAGGCTCAATTGCAATGATGCGAGGCGTCTTGAGCGTCTTAGGAACCGAGATAACCCTAGAGGGCATCTCATCCTTGGGCGACACGAATTGGACACGGTCCAGGTTCATCCAGAACCTGGGGCTTGGCAGGAGGAAGTCCACTGAGTGGAATCCCCCGTGATCAAGCCGTTGGTGCCATACTTGTAGATCGTACTTCCGGTTTCCCGACAGTCGATCTGCTGTGGCACCTGGTCCGTGTTTTGGGACGAGTTGATTAGTACCGTGGAGAACATCCACGATACCGAACACCCGACCAAACAGAAGCCGAGAAACACGACGGAATCTAGCAAGATGCTCGCTAGTCCATTGCGTCTCGACCTCAGCCAGTTCAATGTCTGTCTGAATGTACTGTGCAAAAGCAGACCTTTCTCGCTCGACAGAGCAAGGGAGAGCTACTTTTGCACACAACCTAGTCAACTGTCTGATTGCATAGACAGCGTCTAGGTTTGGTGCATCCAGTAGGACACCGCTTCTACGCTCGAACACGAGCTCAAGGAAACCTCCGAGAAATCGGGGGAGACCCCCATGACGCCGGAAACCGGCGAAATGGTCGTGAGCGACCTGACCAAGGTCGAGGGCTTCATCGAAGTCCTTACCAAAGTCAGGAAGAGTGATAGTCAAGAAACTATCACCTTCATGTTCGACTCGTCGAGAGACCGTTTGGAGGTCTCTCGTGGTGCAAACGCGGCATCGGTCGCCAAGTTCTTCGGCGACCTCCCTCCAGAGTAACATGGGGCTTTTCATCTACTCCCTTTCTGGGGTAGTAGGATCCTTGCCCTGTTACTGATCTGTCATAAGCTCAGCTTTCGCCACCAAGAAGCTTGGTGATGTTGGCGCCACTAGCAGCCGAGAGATTCGCAAGAAGCGCATCGACGGCCGCCTTGGCAGTGGCAGTGTCGTAACCGGTAGGAACATCGACGGTGACCGAAGCGGTCATCGACTGATTGATGTTCTGTCCGGAGACGAGAGGATTCGCAACAAGCGAATCAAACTTGAGCTTGACGGTGTGACGCGTCCGACGGCCATACTGATGAGCGACGCTCATCTGGTACGACCGATCAGCCGTTGCGAACTCGCCGCCAGTGGCGGTCGAGCCCGTACGGTTCAGGGTCTTGGCAGACCCCGAAACGGTCACACTCTGAGGATCAGAGAACAAGGCATTACTCTTTCTGGGTGAAGCGACTTGTGGTCGCTGTGGTTAAAGAACACTTCCTTTTGGGAGTGTCCTACTAGCGCAGTGGCCCCTTGTGGGAGTCTTACGCAAGACGCTATAGCGTCTTGGGACCCCGGGTCAAGCCCAGAGCCCCCAGGATTGCCCACTGCCTTCCTGAGAAGGCAGCAGTGTTCAATCCGAACCCGAATGGTGTTGCTTTTTGACGACGCTTGACTTCAGTCAAGAATTCGTCATAACACACAGCCGGATGGTTGTAGGATCTAAGCACAGGTGCATAGAGACTACCCATATTCGTGCTGCGGTTCATGGTACGCGTGGTTTTCTCCATCACGTAGCCATACTTCAACACCAGCCCGTCGTTCTGGAATGCGGAGACGTTACTAAGTATCGGCCCCACATTGGCAAACCAGTCGACGAGCCAGCTCCAAGGGGCTAGGTTCCATAGGACATCAGGCGTAAGCTTGATGCCATACAGAAGCCTGGCCTGTGTAGCAATTCGAGAAAGCTCCGTCATCTTGGCGGGCTCGAAGTGGTACACATAACAGCCAGAGAACCACTGTTGGCGAACAGTGCGCTCTGACTCGTAATACCTTGGAGGCGATGTGACGGTAAATGGAATACCAGACGGCTGTATATCTTGTCGATATACAGCGTTGGTCCATTTCTCGTCAGGAAGGAGCCGTTTACGGCGCAGGTCGTGCCCTGAATACTTCTCAAGCGTTTTCAGAATCTTTTCAGATTCGATAATCGCCTTTGAAGCATTTTTCAGGTCTGAAACGAGAGGTTTCCATCCGAACTCATAGTTCAGATACTCGGATCCAAGATCCTTGAAGAAACCAGCTCGATTCTTCAGAAATGCAGAACCAATCATCGAGGGCAAGCCCTCTCTGAAAAGTTCAGCTAGCGCGACCGAACCGTCAACGACTGGGTTGGTCGGGATCGTCTGACTGATGAATTTAGTGCCAAGCGCGTCTAAATTGGAGGAAACCAATCCTCCACGCGCATAGTCTATAACTTCACCATCAGACGGGAAGGTATCACGGAAAAACAACGGCGGCGCATAACCAAGGTTAGGCGTCACTGTGCTATCCCAACGGTCGTTATATGGCCAGTCGAAGCGATCATAATAACAAGAACCGAAGTTCTTGTTAGTATAGATCATCTTCCAGGTCAAAAACGGCCCACCTTCATCCCTCACACCTCGGCCTTTTGGCCAATAGTGTCCTTCCGACGACGTACGCTGTCGAGAGTAAATCTTAAGATTCGAGTTCGCCGATTGGATCGTCGAACCCGTTCTCGTGTCCACCTTATAGGTAGACCACGGGAACGAATGAGTCCTAAGAACCCTCTCCTTTGTACGAAGTACCATCGCTAACCTTTCAGTTACCATTCGGAGGGTAGCAATTAATGCCCAGCTTGCGCCAGGTGCCCC